GACATTATACAGGAAATGAAAGAAGCACGTGGTCAAGTATTATAACTTCTAAAGGAGGTATGTAAAATGGCTGGACAAGTATGGTCAGTTAACACCTCCGGTGGTTATATGTATGCACTAAATCTTAGCCGTCAGCTAAGAATGGCAGTGCAGCCTATTGTCAAATTCAGACAATTCTGCGATGTCAAAGATGCGGCCCATCAAGGGTTACATCGTGGTGATACATTCCATTGGAACGTGTTCAGTGATGTTGGTACTCAAGGTACTACACTTACTGAGACCAATACTCTACCGGAAACCTCGTTCACTATTGCTCAGGGCACTATGACTATTACGGAAGCTGGTAACAGCGTACCGTGGACTGGTAAATTAGATGACCTTTCTGAGCAACCTGTGGCCGAAGTAATTCGGAAGGTATTGAAGACCGATGCCAAGAAGGCTTTCGATAATTTAGCTGCAACGCAATTCAATTCATGTGCATTGCGTGCCGTAGCTACTGATACATCTTCCATTTCTCTTACCACTAATGGCACAGCTACTGTAACGAATAGCGTAGCATTAGGTAACGAAGTGGTGAAGTTGATTATCGATACCATGAAAGAGCGTAATATACCCGCCTATACTGGCGACGACTATTACTCAATTGCATGGCCTTCAACTTATCGCCCATTAAAGAATGATCTAGAATCTATCAAGCAGTATGTTGATCAAGGATTTCGGATGATTATGAATGGCGAAATTGGCCGGTATGAAGGATGTCGTTTTGTCGAACAGACGCATAAGTCTAAGACTAGTATTGGTACTTATACCACTGCTGCTTGGACGAATAGTCTGTCAGGATGGGCGTTCTTCTTTGGCGAGGATACTGTAGCGGAAGCGGTTGCTGTGCCTGAAGAAATTAGGGGTAAAATCCCTGGTGACTATGGGCGTGATCGCGGAATTGCCTGGTACTATCTAGGTGGCTTCGGTATTACACACACACAAGCAGCCCAGAGTAGAATATTGCTTTGGGACAGTGCAGGATAGGAGGTATATTATGAGTTATTCACAACCTATACCCCTTGTTTTCACTAATTCTACAGAGGGTGATTTTGGGGATGGCACACCTACCGCTTGGAGCTTTAAGGGACCCAAGGGGAAGCAGGGTATGCTAAAAGATATTGGTCTGCATATAACTGAAGTCTTCAATGGTGATCAGGTGACTGGAAAAGTTTTAGTCGGTACAAGTACCGATGCTAACTATTATGGTCAATTGGAAGTCACTGATGGTACGGCAGCTACTGAGACTTGGAATGCCCAAGATGATACTAATGCCGTTATTATTGAAGCACTTCCGGCAGATACCCAGATCGAAGTTACATATGTAGGAACGACCGATACGGGAACCAATACTGGTAAGGCTTTCAATTATATTGAAACCTTTTGGTATTAAGGAGGTCTATTATGGCTGATACAGCAAGTGGCAAAATCCCTGCAAATGGGTTGTCCTCGAAAGAAGACGTAAGCAAGGAGACTTTAGCTTCTCTTGCGTTGAATTCGCATGGGCCAAACCAAATGCCTATAGGGGTAGTTCATAAGTCAGTTTCCACACCGCGTGGTAAATTTACTTTTGATTAATAAGTAAGGACGGGGGGCTACGGCCCCCCATTCCTTGGAGGAATTATGGCTAAGTATATAAATGAAGTTGATGCGTTTTTGTATGGAAGGACGAAACCAACCTCTCCGAAAGAAGCCTATGGTCATAAGACTGCGGCTGGTAGAGGTTATTACAGCATGGAAGAAATGTCCGATGAAAGAACAAAAGAATTTATGTCATCACAAAGACGTTCCAATAATATGGTTAACGTTGAGGGAGATATGGTTGGTTCATGGAATTTGGAATTTTAAGTATTAGTGAATATAATAAACGTTCCTGAAAAGGAAATAGAAGATTTTATCCCGGATGATTTCGGGGGAAAAAGGGTGGCCAAGACTGCATGTGTTGTTAGGTACGGCGGATTTGGAGATATGATTCAGACAGCTTCTATATTTCCCAGGCTCAAAGAGCAGGGATATAGGGTGTGTTTGAATGTAACTGAACGTGGATTAGATATATCTAAGAGTGATCCTAATATAGATGAGCTTCTTTTGCAGAAGACTGATCAGATACCAGCCAATAGATTGACTGAATATTGGGAAAAGGTATCACCGTGTTTTGATAAATTTGTACAGTTATCTGAATCAATAGAAGGAAATCTTTTAATAATTGGTCCTCGATTTGAAAAATTAAATGGTGAGACTGTTAGAGTACCAGCCGATCCAAGATTTTTTGAACTAAGTAAGGAAGAGGTTCACAAGGAATGCAATAAAAATTATATGGAGGAAACCCATGACAGGGCTGAAGTCCCGTATAAATTTTCTCCTAAATTTTTTCCAACCAAGAAAGAAATTAAGTGGGCTAAAGAAACAAGAAGGAGGATGAAGACTAAGCATGTAATAATGTGGTCTTTGTCTGGATCATCTGTTCATAAGGTATATCCTTGGACTGATCAGGTTATATCAAGGATCTTATTAAAGAGGGATGATATTTCTTTTGTTACTGTTGGCGATGAGTTGTGTCAATTGTTAGAATTAGGGTGGGAGAAAGAAAAGAGAGTAATAACTAAGTCTGGTAAATGGTCTATGCGAAAAACATTAGCGTTCTTAGATGTATGCGATATAGTTATAGGCCCAGAAACTGGAGTGTTAAACGCAGCTTCTACTTTGGATTGCCGCAAAATAGTTATGCTTTCCCATTCTTCAAAAGAAAACCTTTCTAAGCATTGGAACAACACTGCAACATTGGAGCCAGACTACTATCCTGGATTTTGTTATCCATGTCATAAGATGCATTACGGATTTCAAACATGCAATAGAGACGAGGAGACGGGTGGTGCTATGTGCGCTGCTAATATTAAACCAGAAACAATAGTATCAGATATATTAGGAAATCTTAAATGAGCACATATTTAGTTTTATGTCAAGACATGGCTAGGGATGTTGGTATACCAGGGACTGGTCCGTCTAGTGTTACCTCAACAAGTCTATCTGAAGAAGAAAATGCTATTGTTAGGTATGTAGCACAAGCAGATCTTGACATACAAAGTAGGTGGTTTGATTGGGATTTTCTATGGAGCGAAGCAACTATTACAGTTACTACAGCTACATCTACATTGGTATCTGGAGATACTGGCTTTCCAACTGACTTAGGTAATTGGAAGTTAGATTCTTTTGTGTATGATAAAACATCAGAAGATTATATTATATTAGAGTACATGAGGTGGAATGAGTATAGAGATATGTACAAGTACGGAACCATTGATGAGGATCTACCAGAGGTTTATTCTCTGAAGCCAGATAGTAGCATAGACTTATATCCAACGCCTAGCGCAACATCAAGTATAAGTACTGAGTATTGGGCTACTCCTACTGCCTTAGCTGCTGATGGAGATATATCTGCTATTCCTCCACGGTTCCATAAGATAATCATAGCAAGAGCTAAGATGTACTATGCAGAGAATGAAGATGCCCCTGAGATAATGGCCGGAGCATTAGCAGAGTTTGAGGATCTATTAGACAAACTTGAAGCTGATCAATTACCTAGACAGAAAAATAGAAGATTCTCTTCTGCTCAGAACCTAGATAATTTTGTGGTAAGAACGGAATGAGCAAGCTGGCTAATAGGCAGATTACACCAAGTAGGCTGGAGTCTACATATTTTCCATTTGAAGGCGGCGTAAATATGGTGGACCCCTCCTTGGCTTTAAAGCCTGGAGAATTAGTAGCAGCTAAAAATTTTGAGATTGATATTCGCGGAAGGTATAGAAGAGTAGACGGGTATGAAAGATTTGACGGTCAAACTCTTCCATCTGATATTGCTTATTATAGGATTCCTTTTACTATTGGTACTGCTAGGGACTCTGTATTTGACAGCGCCTTTAGCACTGCATTTGATATGCAAATTCCATCTACTGGAGATTTGGTAAAAGGTGAGACGAGTGGAGCTATAGGTTCAATATTGCAGGTGAGTATAGAAGATGTAACCGGGGATGATGAAGCTGGATCATTTTCTAATTCAGATGCAGAAGGGTATGTATACTTTATTGTTGTAACAGGAACACTGGAGGAT